TTAACGCGCGTGCGAGAGCTAAAAAAATTGCCCGGCAAAAAGGCAACCAGCATCTTAGAAATCAAAATATTTACAAAGCACATGGAAAATCAATTTATACAACAACAAGAAACGCTAACGATTCTTGTACGGTCAGATGGGAAGGTTCCGGTTTTTACGAATGACGTAAAAACTTATGACTTAAAGACTTGGAATGGTGAAGAATGAAACCAAACCTAGCTAAACGCCTAGAGCGCGTCGGCGAATACCACCCCGACTGGGTTGAATCACTCGCTGAAAACCGCGCCACTTCGCAGTACCGCTGCGGTCGCAAAGAGTATTACTTCTTTGAGGATCACTCGGTGCTAGTGCATGAGCGTTGCTGCTGGTACACCGACACGATGGGTCAGGCTTACCGCGATATTGAGGATTATTTTGCAGAGGACAACTTTGCTCGGGAGATGTTTGCATGAAGCATACGACGGAAGGGATGGATCGGTTTCGCAAAGAGATGCGCGACGCCGCTTGGGTTGAGCATCTGATCGTGGTTATTTTTGGCGCGGCCTACGCTGCCGTGCTGTTCTTTTTTCTTTAGGAGAGTGTAGATGGCTATCAAATTAAGACATACCGGCGAGGCGGGTGCCTTGACCGTGAAGTTGTTGGTGTACGGGCAGGCAGGGGCTGGCAAGACCAGCCTTATCCCTACCCTTCCCAATCCGGTAATCCTTTCTGCGGAGGGTGGGTTGCTCAGTATTGCTGACACCAACCTGCCGTTTATTGAGATCGCCAGCATGGACGATTTGCGTGAGGCATATCAGTGGCTCACCAAGTCTGCTGAGGCGCAGGCTTTTGAATCGGTAGCGCTGGACAGTATCAGCGAGATTGCTGAGGTGGTTTTGAACACGGAAAAGAAAACCACAAAAGACCCACGCCAGGCCTACGGCGCGATGCAAGAGCAGATGGCCGACATCATCAGAGGGTTTAGAGACTTGCCAGGTAAGCACGTTTACATGAGCGCCAAACTGGAGAAAACGCAGGACGAGATGGGCCGGGTGCTATATGCCCCGTCTATGCCTGGCAACAAGACGGGACAAAGCCTGCCTTACTTCTTTGATGAGGTGCTGGCCTTGCGCGTGGAAAAGGACTCCGAGGGCAACTCCCGCCGCGCCCTAATGTGTGACTCAGATGGCCTCTGGCTTGCCAAGGATCGTTCCGGCAAGTTGCAGGTTTGGGAGGATGCCGATCTGGGCGTGATCATTAAAAAGATTGGGGGTTGAGATGAAAGTAACCGACTTGTTTGCGGCGGCAGCGATGCTTGGGTTGATCATCAGAAATGAAAAGAGCAAAAACCCAGAGCAACGCGATGAGGAATGGATTGCTGATTTGGCATATCAGTATGTTGATCAAATGCTAGGAGCCAAAATTGTCTTTGAGCAAGAGTGGATGAACTTATACAACATTAAAAAAGATAGGGGTTGAGATGACACTAAAACCAGAAGAAATCAAATTATTGGATAGGTTTGCTGGTGTTGCTTTGCATTCGTTGCTTGCAACAACGTCGCAAGAAGATAGAGAACACAAATCATGGCCCACATTAGAGGCATATCAAATTGCGCTTTTTATGCTTGGGGAGCGTAGAGATATTTTGACTGAACTTGAAATGAAAAATGGGAGATATCGTGATTTGGTTGATTTGGGAGATTATGAATGAGCGCCCTCATCCGCGACGATCTTGACGAGCTTGCAAAGCGCTGGCTCATGTACAAGGAGACCGAAAAGATTGCGGCAGAGAACCGCCGCAAACTTGAGGACATTATCTGCAAAGCAGTTAGCTTCCCTAAAAACTTTGAGGGTACCGAGAACGTGGTGCCGGTCAACAGCCTTTACAGCATCAAGATTGAGGGGCGCATCAACCGCAAGGTCAACGCTGACAAGCTGGTCGAGCTTGCTAGCGAGGCTGGGTTGAGCGAACACCTGTCAACGCTTTTCCGGTGGAAACCGGAAATAAACATGAAAATCTGGAAGGAGTCAGATCAAGAAATCACAAGACCACTGCTTGACGCAATCACCAGCGAAGCCGGTCGGCCTAGCTTCACCATTTCTTTGAGAGATATCCATGCTGCTTAACGAAGCCTTTACCCTTGCATCCCTGCCCACTTCTAACCGTACCTATGATGTCGTTCCGGCGGGTTGGTATGTTGCTCAGATCACTGACGCCGAGGTCAAGCAAACCAAAAGCGGAACGGGCGAGTACATCAAGATTCGCTATGACATTCAGGGGCCGACGAGCCAGGGGCGCGTGGTGTTTGGCAATCTGAACGTCAAGAACGCCAACCCCGCTGCCGAGAAGATTGGCCGCCAGCAACTTGGCGACATCATGCGTTCTGTGGGTTTGTCTGCCGTCACCGATACCGATCAACTGCTCGGCACAACGATGCAGATCAAGATTGATATCCGCGAGTCTGAGCAGTACGGGCCGTCGAATGAGGTCAAGGCATGGAAAGCGCTTGCCGCTGGCATGGCCCCGCCCCCTGCCGTAAAGCCACCGGCGTCAAATGCCAAGACTGCGCCGCCGTGGTTGGCTAAAAAGTAACCCTTTTACCCGCCGCCAACTACCCTCCGCCAAATTGGAGGAGGGTGCACACTTTTTGGCGGAGGGTGTACAGGCAAAAAAAATCCCGCTGGAGGCAGCGGGACTTAAATCAGGAGAGGAGCAACAAACATGAAGATTCCAAGTCCGAATCATAGCATTGCCACCATGATTGACAAAGCGCACGAATCACGGGTTTCGCTAACCCGTGAACATTTGGGCGCTTCCATGCTCGGCCATCCTTGCGACCGCTGGCTTTGGCTTTCGTTCCGCTGGGCAGTCCAGCAACAGTTTCCTGGCCGAATCCTGCGATTGTTTCGGCGCGGCCAGAACGAGGAGGCGACCATCATTGCCGATCTAAAGGCAATTGGGTTGAACGTGCGCGATCTACAAAACCAGATGCGCGTTGACTTTGGCTCGCACGTTGGTGGCTCGCTTGATGCAATCATTGACAGCGGCGTGCCAGAGGCGCCAACCAAGAAACACGTTGCCGAGTTCAAGACTCATTCCAAGAAATCATTTGACGAGCTTGAAAAGAAAGGCGTAGAGCAGGCCAAGTTTGAGCATTTTGTGCAGATGCAGGTCTATATGCACGGCACCAAGATTGACCGGGCCTTGTATGTTGCCGTCTGCAAAGACGATGACCGTATCTACACCGAGCGTGTGGAATACGATGAAGGCGTCGCAGTCAATGCAATCAATCGAGGTAAGCGGATTGCATTGTCAGACAGGATGCCGCCGCCCCTAAGCACCGATTCAACCTGGTATCAGTGCAAGTTCTGCCCCGCGCATACGTTCTGCCACAAAACTCAAACCACAGAACACGTTAACTGCCGCACTTGCGCCCACAGTACCGCGACCGAAGATTCAACTTGGGTTTGCGAGCGTCACGGCGGCAGCGAAATTCCGGTGCAATGGCAACGCGAAGGATGCGCTTCCCATGTGCTGCATCCAGACATGGTGCCGTGGCAACGCGAGGATTGTGGTGACGAATGGAAAACAATCTACATCATAAACGGGCATCAGGTTCGCAACGGGCACCCTGATGAGTTTACGTTTGGGTCTAAAGAGATTCTTGCCAACCCTGAGTTTTGCGCCGATCCGAGTAAGGATGCGATGAAGATTAGGGAAAAGTTTAACGGTCAAATCGTAGGGTGATATGAATGAGTTGGCTTTATTCGCAGGCGCTGGTGGAGGAATACTCGGGGGACACTTGCTTGGATGGCGCACTGTCTGTGCCGTTGAGTGGGAACCCTACGCAGCAAGCGTATTGCTCGCCAGACAAAATGACGGAATTCTCCCGCCTTTCCCGATTTGGGATGACGTTCAAACCTTTGACGGAAAACCTTGGGCAGGACGTATTGATGTCGTATCTGGAGGATTTCCCTGTCAGGACATTTCTGCTGCTGGACGAGGCGCAGGAATTGACGGAGCCAGATCCGGAATGTGGTCACACATGGCAAGAATTGTTGGCGAGGTACGACCCCGTTACGTCTTTGTGGAAAACTCCCCAATGCTCACTTCTAGGGGATTACACCGAGTTCTCGGAGACTTGGCC